ATGGTCAGTCTCGGAACCATGGGCTACTTCCAGATTCAAGAGAAGCTTAACCAACACGACACCCTTCTACAAATGCATACCAAAGACTTAGATCAAAATTCAGAATTTAGAATCAAATATCCTCGAGGAGAATTAGGACAATCTAGTGGAGAGTCCGAGCTTTTTATGTTAGTAGAGCACATGGCAGGGCAAATAACAAAGATGGAAGAGCGGATGGAAGACATGATGTCAAATAGCGTTAACATTGAACGTTTACAAAAAGATGTTGAGAAGGTATTAAGTGATATTGAAAAACTTAAAGACAAACAAAGAACGTTTGCGAATGGAACTCGATGATAGAAACAGTAACAGCATTATTATTATTTTTAAATGGCAACATGATCGAACATGTTTACAAGCCCAATCTCAGTTCATGCCTTAAGAGCAAGCGCATCGCTTCTCGTGAATTAAATCCCGAGCGCGTGATTTTTAGCTGCAAAATTATTAAAGCAAAGATTGAAAAGGAACCTGATTCCAAGTATGGTTATAGAATTGTGAAGGTATTAGATGAGTAAAACTAAAATAATTTTATTAGCATTATTAATATTGTTCTTCGGAGCTGTAGTAGTATTTGGTGAAGATAAAATAGGCCAGGGAGATGTAATAGATCTCACTGATTCTCAACCTAAAGAAGGTGTGGTCTTTGCTGTCTGTATTTTTGCTGTCGGTGAAGATGGAACTAAATATTTAGTGGACCATCGTCACGCTGAAAACATGGGTGAATGTATTAAAAAACGTAGAGAAGCGGTCAATAAATATAAAGACCCTAAACACAGAGAACTCATGGGTGGTACAAGATTTATGTTTATGTGTGATAAGGTAAAAGCTGAAGTTGAAATTTTAGAAGATGGTACATGGCACATCATAAAAATATTAGGACGATATGAACCAGCCTACAAAAAGAAAAAGAGTTATAACTAATGTTAAAAGAACTAAGAATCCTATTGCAAAAATACTTCGGTACTTCAAGCCCCAAACCTACCGTAGTAAAAAAGTCTACACCCGTAAAGGCCGTACAGCCTCACGAGAAGATAAGCTCGCTCGTCGAGGAGATTGGTAAAGATATGTTTGGCATTCGAGTCAAGGTCGAATGGGGCCGGTGCCCTTACTGTGAAATGGTTACTCAATTATTAAGCCTACATAAAAATTATTTTAGATGTTCTCAATGTCATGAGACCACAAGACAATATGTTAATGGGCAAATAGCCTATCTACCGCTCGATGATAAGTCGGCCTTAGGTAATGAGCCGAAAGCCTAGAGGCTACGGTTACGTCCATATTAAACGCACACCACGCAAGCGCCCTGGACGTCATTCCAAAAGACCTAATAAACACTACAATAAAAAGCCCAGTCGAGGCCAAGGTTAACAACCTTTACAAATAGTAAAATATTTCTTTACAAAACATTACAAATTAACTAGGAATACCAACGTTTTTTCTTGCATCATTACTAGGAGTCAACTATGTAAAGAATATGGAAAATCCAAAACCAAATCTAAATTTTATACCTTCAAATTGCGTAGTACATGATGACACTCATGGATGGGGCGGATAATTATTTTCAGCAGCCCTTGACATAAGTCCTACGAAAACCTATATTACCAGAAGAAAGAAGAAACTATGAGATATAAATATACAATAACTAAAGAAGGCGGAGAAACCGAAGAAATGGAAGCGATGAGCTGGAAGAAGCTTTTTAAATCGCTATTAGTGAAGTATCCTAAGTTTAATGGCTGGGCTACTTATTTTAACAAGCATGGACATCAACAGGTAAAGACAATCAATGAAGGAAAACTTGTTTACGAACGAAAAAGAAACTAAACGTGCCATCAAGGCGGCGGAAGACCAGTTTAGAAAGGTTCTAAAGAAGAATCATCAGTGTGTCATCTGTGGATGTACACCGAAGCCGGATGAATGGTCCTCACAAGTTGAGAACTGTTGCTTTGACTGCGCATGAAGTACGTCATTATACTTCTACTCAGTACGACTGGAGTGGAAGAAATAAAATTAAAAAGTAATGGCCTTAACTGCGGGGAAATAGCCGACGCGTGGCGTGAAGTCAACACCACGTATCACGGCTCACGGAACATGGATCCAAAGCAACAAGGAAACTACACACCGGACAATAGATTAATGATTGGACATATCTGTGAATAAAGCTATCCCGAGAGGGAAATTAAGGGGATAGCATTTAAAGGTGAGAATTTTCCTTTACCACATTTTTGACATATTATCAAGATGTATCTGTGGGCCTACACGTATACTTGGTTCCAATCTTATATTTATTAACATTGGCATAACTCAATTTTTGTAATAGTTGAGTAGATTCTTTATGCGCGGCAACTGAACACTCATACCAGGAGTCATAAAGCTTTGGAACTTCAACAGGAGTCATGCATGCATTTCCAGGGATAAAAGAGCACACCCATATTATTAATACAAATTTCATCTTGACATTATTGGATTAAAATCCTATATTCTAAATTAAAAGGAAAGAAAACATGACAGACATTAGCAAATACCGAAACGTTTCACTTACACACGAAACCTATAACATCTTGGTCAGGCTGTCCAAAACTTTATTGCCTGATGCAAAATTATCTATAAGTAAAACTGTGGAAGCGATCGCAACAGAGAAAGATAAAAAGTTAAATGGGAAGAGCCATAAACAGCTTTAGTAGCTACGTAGGACATGCTGAAGAAACTATTGATGAAGATCGAGTAGATCTTCCAGAAAAAAGTCTCTGGGTAGCAGTCTTATGTCGAGCTGCATTAGACGCATTTAAGGGTCCTCCTCAATTAAACATGGCGAGGAAAGCCAACCTCTCTCATAAAAATCTTTATGATTTTAATCGAGATCAAGCGCGTCATTTCTTTTTACATGGTGGAGATCATTTCAGAGAAATTTGTGAAATGGCTGGAAGGAATCCTGCGTATGTAAAACAAAAAGCAAGAAAATTATTACTCCGACAGAATGGATGGAATGTGGATGTGCCTATTACTTCTCATTACCGTCAAGGACCTAAACGAGGAAGTAAAAGAGGAAAATATAAAAAGAAACATTTAACGGGCAATGCATATTATGCAGCCAAAGCTAAAAAGAATTTTTATTATCAAGACATGGGCCGAAAAGGAGGACGCCCTAGAATTTATAACAGGATAGAAACACCATGAAAGAATTAATAGCACCTTTAAAACACACCAAGATCTGCGACAATTGTCGTGGTAATGGCTATTTAAATGTGGTAGACAATCAGAACTTAACGCAGGTCAAACAATGTTGGGTCTGTGAGTCAGAAGGGGAGATTAAAAATTATGATCAAGCTGAAGTTGACGATTTTATTTACGATTTTTATTATCGTAAGCGGTTGCAGTGAGTTTGCGATCCTTATGAGTGGCTCAAGTATTGCCATAAGTCAGAATGCTTATGTGAGAGCCTATAATGGAATTGATATGATGACTATTATGCATTCAGAAAAAAGTATAAAGAGACATATTTATGATAAAGGAAAAGAACATGTACAAACCCTTACCCGAATCGCTAACGATTAAACAAAGTGGAATCAACGGCTTAGGACTCTTTGCCACTCAAGGAATCGCGCAAGGAACTAATCTTGGAATCACTCATTTAGAAATGGCGATGATCGATAACAAACAATCGATTTATCGAACCCCTTTAGGAGGATTCATTAATCATGCGAACGATGCCAATGCCGTGAAGGTAGAGCTTCGAACGAATGGACAAGATCCTTCGTGCGTGACGAAGAAGTGGTCCTTAGTCGCACTCAGAGATATTAAAAAGGATGAAGAGTTGACGGTACGCTATACATTTTATAATATTTAATCCTATGAAAGATAATTTATTAAGATTCATTGAAGTCTGGTCCGGACGCCTACACAACTGGGCCTGGGACAAACGTTGGAAATACAGAGACTCAAAAGAATGGATGGAAGGTTATCGAGAATGGAAGAAGACACGATGTCCACACAATTAAAATTCAGAGCTAGGGCCGAAGCCAAAACCTGTTCACTTGTCGCAAGACGAGTGCCTGCGCCGTGGCGCTTCGTAACCCTTAATCATCAACGCGGCGCGGGTAGTTAAATGGATGATCACACTAAAATCTATGATGAGTTCTTCGAGCATGCCATGCATCTCTTGAACGATCATCAAAAGCCTGTTGAGCTGGTTGCAGGGACGATGATTGCCATTGCTCAACGACTGTATAAGACTCAGTTAAATGAGGAAGAGTATCGAGAAATGATGAATGTCATTCGCGATGCTCCTGTTAAACCCTACGATATAAAAAAAGAGAGGCTCCATTGAAAAAACACAAACGAGCTAGAACTAAAAAAGGGCACTATAAAGGAGACGATAAGAGTACTCCTTTTTGGAACGAAGCCTGGGTGAAGGGAAAATCCCCTAAGAAAGGGAAAGGTCCTTTACGAAAATTTTTAGACTGGCTACTTAAATGATTCCTGTGATCAGGAATGAAGAACATTATAACCAATTAAAAAAGGAGGTCACGATGGCTAAAAAGAAAAAAGCTAAGAAGAAAAAGAAAAAAGCTAAAGCTAAGAAGAAAAAGAAAAGATAGTTTTAAATGAAAAAGAACGACAGATATAATTATGTCCGTGTTCCGCGGTCCGATGACGAAGGAAATAGAACGTATGATGTTCAGGGTGCAAGGTTACCTAGTGTCACGACTATTTTATCACGGACCAAGGACCAGGGATTTCTAAGACGCTGGAAAGCTAAGGTGGGTGAAGAGCAGGCTGAAGTGATTAAGAATCTCTCCTCGAAGCGGGGTACAGCCATGCACAAGTTCATTGAAGCATTTATCCTACAGAAGGGATACGAAGACTTAACGTCTCTAGGTCAACAGGCCAAGTCTATGGCTGAAAAGCTGATTGAAACAGGACTCACGCCCATTGATGAATACTACGGGAGTGAAGTGACGTTGTACTACCCGGGCCTTTATGCAGGGACCACGGATCTGATTTGTAGGCACAACGAGATGGATACGGTGGTAGATTTTAAACAGTCTAATAGTCCCAAACGCAAGGAATGGATTGATGATTACTATCTGCAAATTGCAGCATATGCCATGGCTCATGACTATGTTCATGGCAGTAAGATTCGCCAAGGAATCATCATGATTTGTACACCCGATCTATACCTACAAGAATTTAGATTCCAGGATGCAGAATTAAGACAATGGAAGCACAAGTTTTTAGCAAGACTCAATGAGTATTATGAAATTACAAGAGAACCCACTATAAATGAGAAAGAACTATTGGCACAATTTGAAGAGAACAGTATCAAGGAGGATAAATGAGAGAAGCAGGAACCATTAGAGAACGAATCTTTAAAGCTCTGATCCAACGCTATAAAGCAGATGGAGAAGCAGCCTTAATAAAGATTGATGCCCTTATGCGAGGCGACGTATTACCTGGTCATGAGGACGTGGTTGGCAGTATAGACAAACAATTGGCTAAAATCGCGTTTGCTGAAGAGAAGATGGCAACATTGAGGCGTCATTACGGCACAAATTAGACATAAATGTGTCCACAATAAGGCAGACGTTTTACATATAGTACTTAAACTCACAAAAAAAGTTTTAAAATAAAAAAACGTACAAATAATGTAAAACGTTAAAAGTGATGATTTACGTTGGTATTACTAGCTAAATGTACGACGTTTTACAAAAACGTAAAACGTCTAAAACGTCGTAAAGTGAAAAAAGTGAGCAATACCAATGGGTGTATGGGGTACACGGGAACGAAAAGCTGTTTGATATAACTAGTTTTGTCACTTTTGGTACTATATACAGAAGGCTATGCAACGGAAGAAATCTAAATATAGACATGTCGTGATCAATAAGAAGAAGTTTTATTTCTATAAAATTTCTTGGGTTGACATTACTGCGGATGGTGGCCATGCTACGGCTGATGAGTTCGATAAGTTCGAATGCTCAAAGATGGTTACGTTTGCGTATCTTTATAAACGTACTAAGAGATTCATTTGGACTTTTGCTAGTTATGACGCGAAGGATGAAGCATATTCAGATAGGAATATCTTCCCTCGAGGGGTCATAACTGGAATGGAGAGATTAAATGTGGAATCCCGATAGAGCTATTGTGATTTCTCTGCTGATGGTGTCGCTGGTTCTGCTGTATTCTCTATGGATGAATCTGTACTAGATGCTGTGGGCTTTTCTTTTTTGTTTAATTCTGTTTTGCCTATTTGTTTGGGCTGCTCTGAATTGGGAGTAACATTTAAAATTGGTGCGTAATCGTCTAAAATTTGTTTCATTTTGTTTTCTAGTTCTTCTTCTGACATGTCTTCTAATTTCCCATGCTTTATTATTTTGCGTTCTATGTATAGTCCTCCTGCTTTCCCTCGATTCGTCTCAGCGTTTACAGCAGCAGAAAATGAATTCTTCTTCAGAGCCATCTCCTTAATACGTGCGAGCTCTGCTACGTGAGTATCGTAAGTTACTTTATGCTTCTCTAATCTTTCCTCTTTAAGCTTACCAATGTAGGAAACGACCAGGGGATTATATTTAGGACTTAATAGTGATGATCCTTCTTGTCTTGCGTTGTTGGTGCTATAGCCCGCAGCGATAGCTGCTTCACCCTGAGTCATAGGTCCATTCGGTCCTCCGAATACTATAAACTCGGCGAATCTCATTTGCATTTCGGTTAATCTTTTAGGAACTCCCATATTTGACAATTTAAGTTAACATTGATAAAAAGTCAATATGAAAGAAGGGAAATGTATTATGGGAGAAATGAGAAAAGATAGACAGTTTGAAAAAGAAATAGATTATCATCGCTATTGGAAAAAAAGAGCAGAAGAAGCTGAAGGAGAATTGAGTATCCTTAAAGGAATTGAAACCAATCGAGTTAAAGAAGCTCAAGCGAGGTCCAGTCATCTCCAAGATGAGTTAGATAGAACAAAGAAAGAAAATAATGATTGTTATAATAGAATTGCCGAAGCTCTTGAGATCAATGAGTCTCACCAAAAATTAAACGGAAAATTACAAGAAAGATTGACAGAGTTAGAAGAAGAGAATAAGAAGATGCACGATTACATCAATAAAAAAGTTGATGCGTATCGAAAGTCAGGAATGTAATGAGGGTCAAAGACCTACAAGAATTTCTAGGAAAATTTACTGAAGGTGAAAAAGGATTGCGTGGTAATGCTGTGAGCAATGCTGTCATCATGGTAGAGATTAATGGAAGGCTTCATGAGATTAGAAGAATGGAAGTTCATGAGAATACTGAGCCGGTTATTGTGGGTCTTGGTAAGATGCGATCTGCACATAGATTAGTTTTAAAAACACAAAGAGAATCAAAACTTTTATTGCCTGAGAAGCTCAAGCATGACTACTGAGGTTAACCCAAAAACTGTATGGGTCCTGAAGCTAAATTATATAAAAAACTTAAGACCAAAACTCCCCGAATTCTCTGGAATCGTATTGAAAACCTTAGCATACTCGGCATGCCTGATGTGTTGGGCTACAATGATTCTGGGAACTTTTTTACTGTTGAATTAAAAATTACAAAAACCAACAAACTTAAATTTTCACCCCATCAAATTGCGTGGCATGTCGCACATCCACAGAATACATTTATCTTAGCCGAGGCCCTTGGTCCGAGGCTCGTGAAACTTTTTCCAGGATCACGGATCAGGGAGCTTGCGGCTTGTGGCTTTAGGCTTGAAGCTTGCTGCTTGGGGCTTGATGCTTGTGGCTTGTACCTTGAATCGCTTGGTGCTTGAGGCTTGGGACCTGGGGTTCCTGGTCCATGGTTCTTGGTTCAGTGTTTAGGATATGTGACATGTTTAACTTTCGGATCCCAGCATGCGCGGCAGGTGCCGCATTGATTGCCCTGAGACTGAGCTGGGCAGCTGTGGAAGCCCTTGTCGACGACCGTGGACCAATGAGTCCAGGCCTGACCAGGTGCT